CGCCGTGATGATCTCGCTCATTCCGACTCCTACCCGTGAACCTTGTCAATGGCTTCCAATATCGCCGCACGCTGCTCTTCACTTACGAGCTCGGGGTGCTCAACTATGTAGTTGATTGCCCTATTGATGCTTCTGGCGCCCATTGAGGCAATCTCGCTGCGTCGCTCCGGGGACAGCTTTTCTGCGCGAGCGCGACCACCCATTGCGCTGCGTTCCGCATTTGACATTTTGGCCACGCTGGCATCCCTCCGCCTAGGGCTCACGCCTTCCCGCCGATCTGGCCCACGTAGAACGCCCGCATCTGACGTTCGTAGTGCCGACGTGCCGCCGCGTTCGCTATGCCGTTAGCGGCCCACACGACGGGCCAGACGCACAACCACGCCCCGCACGTGAGGAACGAGGCGAGCATGTGGAACGTGTGCGACGTCTGCCGGTAGACCGGGGGCGCGGGTGGCGGGAGCATGTGCCCTCCAGGGTGGACGGGTCTTCAGGACGGGAGCGGCCCGGCACCCCCCGTCCTTCCGGGTGCCGGGCCGCGCGTACAGCGTATAGGTTACTTGCCGAATATGCCCCATAGGCCGCCCACGATTGAGACGACGAGCAGGACCGCGCCCCCCGCCTTCGCGAGCCAGCGCCACGGGATCGCGTTCGCCTCGACGGCCTCGAACCGCTCGCGAAGATCGGCGAGGTCGCAGGCCATCGGACGCACGATGTCGCGGAGCTCCTGCATTTCCCGGTAGATCTCGTGCAGGGTGATCCGGACGGCCGGCTCCGGCGTGGTCACCGGACGCCGTATTCGATCGACATGCTCACCGACCCGAGGCACGTGTCCGCCGCGTCGACGGGCTCTCGGATGACGGACAGGCCCCGGGTCCCGGTCTTGAGTTGGACATTGAAGATCTTGCCGCTCTCGACGGTGACGCGCGGCTCGCCCCCCGGGGTGAGCGGGACGCCGAGGAACGACCACGCCCCGTTGCCGTCGGAGACTGCGATCCGGAAGCGGGCCTTCCCTCCGAATAGGTCCGTGAAGATCGAGAGGAACCCGACGCCCCACGGGATGCCCCCGGCGTTCACAGGCGGGATCGAGTAGTTCTTATGCGCGCCGGGACCCGAGGGGAGCTCGGTAGGCGGGACGGCGTACGGCATGTCGGTTCCTCCTCCTGCGCCTGCGGCGCTTCGTACGTACCCGATGAACGTGTCCCACGGGAACGGCTCGGGGTCGGTGTGGTCGCCCTCGTGCCAGGCGTTCGTCACGTCCCGGTGCCCGCAGATTCCCCGGACTCCGGCGCGCATCTGCTCGGGGGTGACCTTCACGAGGGGGACGCCGAACTCCGCGCAGGCGCGGGCGACCACGGGCGCGGCCTGGCGCATCGTGGCATCCGAGATGGAGCCGGACAGGCCGCACAGCTCGAACTGAACCGAGCGCGAGTTCCCGGTCGGGTAACAGCCGTAGGCAACGAGGGCCGTGTCGACCGACTGGACCGTCGAGTCGCCGTCGGTATAGAAGTGCGACGAGGTTCCGTCGGGTCGGGTGCGCGCGTAGTTCGCCTCAGCCTCGGCGCTGGCCGTGTTCTGCGTGGCGTGGATCACGATGATCTGAGTCTGGGCTCGCGTGCCGCCGTAACTTCCGGCCTGCACAAACGGGATTCCGGAGTATCGGGACATGGGTCCAGGTTACGACGGTGGATCTACGGTGCGCCGGCCGGGAATCGAACCCGCTACCTCCCGCCGTGAGGCGGACGCTCTATCCGGTGAGCTTCGACGCTTGACGCTTCCAGGGCCTACCGCACGGCCATGCGACGGTTCCAAGGGGCGCGGCCCTGGCCGGGGCCTAAGGCTGCCTGCGGTAGCCCTGCGGAGATTCTAGGCGAGGGGGGAAAGCCCGGTGCGGGGGATCGTGCCGACGGGTTCGGCGACCCGCATAGGCGCGCGGGTGATCGTGGCCCACAGACCCATAACCACGGCGTCGCCCCGGTCGGGGGAGCGGCCGAGGCGCGCGACGACATCCTCCTTCTTCTCGATCTTGTACTTCGCCGGCACGGCGGCCGTGAGCTCCCACGTCGGCGCCGTGAGGTCGGACAGGAGCAGGTCGTCGGGGGGCAGGCAGAGTGTCGGCTCATACTCGGGGTCCAGGCACTCGCGCAGGAACCAGTACGCCGCGCTGCGGACGCCGGCGAACCCGTACTTGCCCGAGCGGTCCTTCCTCGTCGAGGCGCCCGAGCCGACGTACGCGAGGGGCCACTCCTTCAGGGCGCCCTTCGCCTTCATCTGGCGGAGCCGGTCGAACACCCCGGCGCCGACGCCCACGACGTCGACGATCAGGCGGCCGGGCTCCTGCGCGGCCAGCTCGGCGAGCGCCATCGTGTCGGGGGTCTTCTTCGCGGTGATCGTGAACGCCTGTCCCGCGAGCCGGGCGAGCACGGAGTCGTCTCCCCCTCGGCCGACATCGACGCCGGTCCAGGTCGGGCCGTCCAGGGCCGGGCGGCCGGCCCGGTCCCACACGTGCCAGCGCTCGACGGCCGCCTCGACCCACGACAGGGGGATGACGGCGTTCTCGTCGTCTGCACAGAACTCCCCGAGGACGCGGCCCTGGTACAAGGCGCTCGTGACGCCCCACTGGCGGGCGCGCTGCTCGGCCCACTGGCGGGATACGCGGCCGGCCGCGATCGCCTCGTCGAGCGTGACGTGTCGGGTCCACCAATCCTCGTAGCCGGGTTTGCGGGAGTGGATGTCGTAGAAGCGTCCGTTCGGGGGGCCGGGCGTCGACATGGCCACGACGTACGCCTCGAAGTCGGTGTCATCCCCGGCGTTCGAGAGGGCGCCCTCGATGGCGTCCCACGTCTCGGGGGGGATGATCTTCGCCTCGTCGAGGATGTACAGGATCTCGTCGGCGTGCGCGCCCTCGACGCGCTCGGCTTGGTTGCTGGCCACGGCGGACGCCGCACCCCACGGGAGTTTCAGCCGGAGGTCGAGTAGTTCCACCCGGTCGAGGAACGGCCCCCGGCCGAGCTGATTCCAGTCGAGCATCTTGGCCCACTTGTGGATCTCTGGCCACAGGTAGACCTCAAGCTGTCGCCAGACGCTCGCGGTCGTGATGACCTTCCAGTCGATGCCGGCGAGGCTGCGGGTCGTGGCGAACCACAGCACGAGGTGGCTCATGGTGGTGCTGTTGTGGGTAGGGACCATGTTGTCTCCGGCCAAATACAGCCGGGACCGGGAGCTCACGGAGATGCATTGAGTTGGCTCGTCATCTATGCGACGGATTTCCGTTATGGTGCGCTGGGTGTGACGAGAGCCCTGAGATGCACGTTCCTTCCATGGGTAGCGTTCTAGATGATAGGGCCGGAAATCGAATCGGGCCGCTATGCGCCATCGTCGACTGACGACACGGCCGTTCAGCTTCGCGTCACTTTCGGCGACGCGGACAACTAAGCCGAGGCCGCGCAGAAGTTCGGCGACATCGAGAGCGAGCCGCTTACAGGTGAGAGTGATTTCATCGCACCCTTTACCCTGGGTGTAGCCATCCGTGTCCCATAGCCCTCTGACGAGTTCACGACGTTGGGTGATGGATGCTCGCTGGTAGGCCAAGGGGATGTGCTTGTTGCCCAACACCCCCAGTGCGCGGAGTTGTTGCCGAAGCCCAGGGATGGAATAGATCCGGCTGTTATCTTTCTCGCCGCAATTAGTGAAATGCCCCCCAGGAATTCGACTGGCGATTGGGCCCGAGTCGGCCCGGTTGAGCGTGATGCGGCTGTCCGCTGTTGTCCCGTCGCCCAGCCACACCCCGAGGAGGTACGGGTCGATGGGGAGCGGAGCCTCGGGGAGATTGAGGGGGCGCGCAGTAGGGATTCGCCAACGGAGCTGTCCGCCCGGAGACTTGAGGTTCTGGCTCATGTGTTCCGTGGTGACTGTGCGCGTCGCGTCCCAGTGGTCTCGCCAGTCCGCCACTCTTCTCGGCCGCCGATAGACGTCGATGGCGTTCCATTCGTGCTGCCCGTGAGCTTTCATTGTGGTTCCGTCGGAGAACGTAATCTCATAGGTGTCAGCGGTGAAGATTTCGGACTTCCCGGTGATGTGACATGTCCGTCCGTTTTCATCGAAGATCTCGTCTCCAATCCGGAGTGCTCCGATCGTCGACCACCCGCATGGTGTTGGTATACGCATATCTAAAGGTAGCGCCTTTCCCAGGCCGTGCGGGCCGCGTACTGCGATGCGCTTCCGTCGAGGGAGCTCCTCCATGACTTCGAGCTGGTACGGCGCGGCCGACCGGCCGACGGGCCACCGGATGCAGTCCCGTGCCCAGCTGGCCGGATCGCGGAGGTACTTCCGGGCCTCGGCCGCCGCGTACTCCGCGTCCTGCTCCTTCAGCTCGGCTAGGCGCCGAAGGTAGTCCAGGCGCGTCCAGGTCGCGGGGAAACTCACGCCGGCACCTCCTCCAGGGCCGCCCGCTCGGCCATGCGTGCCTCGATTTCCATGATCTCTTTCTGGATCGCGTCGAGGGTGATGATCTCGACCTGCTTGGCCGCGTCGAGACCGAGGAGCTT